GTACAACATAGTGTTTGGGCGGCAGCCACCACAGTTCAATGAACTGGGCTGAGGGTAGACGAAAATTTCGTCAGTCGCTTTCACTGGGGCGATCGCGCCCTTGTTTTGGACAATTGATAAACCAGGCTGAAGTTGGTACGCCATTTATTATTACATAAGAAATATTTATCGTCTAAGCTGGACCGTTACCACCCCCAAACATTCCACCGCGAATATCTCCGGCAGAATCAATGCCACCAAAGGCTTCAAGTTGAACACCCCGGGCATTTGGGCTACACATTCTTGGATTTGTTCTACAACTAGACCCATTTTTTGGTCCATAGAGCCATTCCGCAAACGCTGTTTGATCTCCTGGAATCTTAGAAACGGGTGCTGTCACAAATTGACGCGCCACGGCATTTCTTTGATATTGTGGCATCGAAGTTCTAGAACGTCCAGCATCTGTGAGAAATCTATCGTCAAGAAGCCCCTTCACGAATGGCTTAACAGTTGGATAGTAGCACGCCTCCAAACGATTTGGGGCATCTGTGTAATCGGTAATGAGAACATTTCCCATTGGATTATCAGCAGATGGCATATGACAACCAACCTTACCAGTTACAGGCACCCCATAACCTTCTCTAACCATATTTGTCTTGTACATAACATAAAGAACACCCAAAACAGTTCCACCTAAAATAAAGATTCGTGGGTCACGACGTGTGAGATAAATAATACATGTCGCATAAATAATAAAACGAGAAGCAGCATTAATTCGATCTTCTGATGTTTGATTTTTATTTGGCCAGAATTGTGTAATCTTATCTTCCTTGATGAGTTGCTTTGGATCGTCGAACCAAGCCTTCATTTAGTATATTATGAGGTTTATTTTTTTGGAAGACCACCAAGCATACTCCCCATCATTTTCATGAGAGCTTCCTGGTCAAGCTCACCACCCTCCGTTTCCATCTTCTCGGCACAGTCCTTCGCAATGCCTTCGATAAGATTGAGTGTGTCTGCTGGGATAGATGTAATCGTCGTACCAAGCATGTAAAGTGTCTGGAGGTATTGCCATGTCGCGGCCTTTGTGTTTGAAGACATACGATTCCAGTAATTCTTAATATTGAGATCCTTCAGAATTTCAACCTTTTCGATTTCATTGAGAAGGAAGGTCTCATCTTTCGCCGAAATCTTATCGGCGTACGGTGTAACACCTTTCATGAAACCATCAATAACCAAACGCGGATTTGTAGTTCTCAATACTTCAAAAGAAGTCATCATCTTTTTGATATCTTTTTCCTCTGGAAAAGTCTTGTGCAATTCCACAAGAAATTGACCGAGCATGTCGTTAAAAGCACTCACGGAAGTCATTTTCTTATATTATAAGTTTAATCTTTAAGTTTAGAATGGTTCAGTAGAAATAGCCTCTTTTTGGCCAAGGCCATTAGAGACGATGAAATAAACGAGAATCGCATTAAGAACGGCTGGTTTAGTATATTTATTTAACTCCAATTTACCTTCGTTGTTGAGATACGCCTTGAAATGAATGTAACCAGCAGTTATACCGGCGGCAATCATGGCGGCGCTGATGGGGTCTCGGAGATATTCGGAGAGATCTTCCATTTAATTATAAGCAACTTTTTTTGTACGGTGCTCTGGTGCGTCACCAAAGAACACGTTGTCATCTTCTTCTGGTTGTGGTTCATCGTGTGGTTGAGCAATATCTTGATGATCTGTGACTGGTTCTGGGGGTGGTGCCTGAACACCTGGGACAGTCTTGAATTCGTTTTCAAGACCAGTTGGTTGAACCTGATCAAGATCGGGTTGAGGTTCGCACATGGCATCATTTTCGGGGTCCATCATGGGCTCCATTTCCTGTTGTTGTTCTTCTTCTGGAAATGTATCAGCACCACCTTCGAATACATCTGGGTCTTCACTGTCGTGCACTTCTCCATCGAGATCAATATCACGCGTTTCTTGTGACATATACGTTTGGAGAATTTGTTGCACTGGAATCAATTCTTTCACACTACTTTCAATACAGGAGCAAAATCGTTCCGTCAACTTTTCATCTCGTACATATTCACTTTGTTCGTCGTGGAAAATATATGGATCTTTGTAAAGATCCTTTGCAGCGTTGTTGTAACAAGTTTGAATGAAAACTTCGTTTGTTGGGAGTTTGAGACTGATCTTCTTGTTGTCAGACTTGAGGCGCACCGCTGAAAGAATCTTTGTGCATGCAACAAACACTGCAGCCAGCAAATCATTAAACCACGCACAACGGTTTGCAATATTGTCGGTGTGTTGCTTCGACATAGCATTAGACCAGTTTGGGACTTCCTTGAGAAGCTTTTGGAACATGATGAGAGTCTTGCGACCCTTTGAGATCTTGGCAGCCTCGTTGTACATATCCTGGAAAACTTCGATCATGACTGGGCACATAATGAGGCAAAGTTGTCCCATGTACTCCTTTTTCGCTTCGACCATTATATTGAGTGAATCGGACATACTTATATATTATTTTGTACATTAAACTTTAACTTTTACTACGCACCTTTCCTGTACTTATTTGCAATCTTTTTGAGATTCATCAAGTCCGGAAATTGTGTTTCGTCTACGTGTTCTCGGTGGTGTGATTTTTCTTTCTTATTATTGATAACCCAATTTACATAAATTTCATATTCACTGACAATACTCACATTGAAACCACCAAGTCTAAACTGTCTAGCCACATATTGTGCTGCAGCTGACCTATCAAACACGGGGTATCCGACCAAAAATGCCGGTACAGTGAGAAATATCTGCTTATTTCCAAGCTCTACAGATTGCTTAATCTTTCGAGAAAACTGTTCGTAAATCTTCTTATAGATTTCCTTTTTGATCTGTTTTCTCTTTTCATCAATTTTATTTACGTCATTGATGCTGATCATTATAATTACTGTAATTTATTTTTAGCCGATTCAAACTCACTTTGTGTTGGCATTGACTTCTCTTTTACCAACTTGTAATCCACGAATTCTTTACCAGAAGAACCTTCGGTGTATGGCTTTACATCGGCTGGTGTTTGAACACCTAGTGGTTGTGAACGGAGAGAAACCAACTTCACATTTTCACCCTCAACCTCGAATGAAGCGGATACAGAGAATCCAAACGCGAAACCATTGTTCTTAACAACCATGAAAGCGCATTCATACAAAGTCTTTGAATCACTTGTGTACTTCTTTACGGAGGTCGTTTCAATAATGTATGTACAAAGACCACTACGCTTTGAAATTTCTTGGTTCGTCAACATGACAAACTTTTGCATCAAGTTATTGTTTACCTTGGCTTCCGCCTGAGTGTAACTGGAAAGGTCGGGTCTCTTGTCGTCGAAGCGAATAGTTCCGGTTGGCTTTGTGTAGCCTGAAAGACCAAAAGATTCCGTGAATGGTTCACGTCGAGTCAACAGGAGAACAATCGCAAGAAGTGTGATGATCAAAAGAACATTCATCTTTACTAGTATGCGTTAATTTTTTTTTAGAAAATCCCATATACATATTAGATGTCACTCCTGGTTTACAGCCCAAGGTGCAAACACTCTATGGAAATCATTGAGTATATTAATCAACACACACAACTCAAACAAATTGTGCATTACCACAATGTAAATACGCAAGGTGTACCACCTGCGTACAAAAATAAGATTACTCGAGTCCCAACAATGTTGACAAAAAACGGAAAGATTCTCATAGGAAACGAAATTAAAAATTGGTTGGAGTCACTCTTGCCAAACAAGGAAATAGAACACTGTGGTATTGGGGGTATGTGTTCTATGACCACGCTTGATAGTAACGACAACGATCATGACATCTTTTCACTTGATAACTATGGTCAGTCATTACAGCCTGCTATGACACGCGAACTTGAAGAAAAAATTAACAGAGATGTTGCAAAGGGTACGGTTTACTCGGAACAGATTTAAAGATCTAACGCACATTACTCATTAGATATGAAGTTGGTTACAATCCAAGCCTCCGCGGTCAAGTCCATTTTTGAGGTACTAAAGGACATACTTAATGATGTAAATATCTACTTTCAACCAGATGGTATGTACATTGTGACTCTTGATACCGCAAGAACATCACTCGTTGATATGTATCTTGCGGCCGACAATTTTGAAGAATACTTTTGTGAACAAGAAATTATTGCCGGAATTAATATTTCAAATACATTCAAACTTTTAAAAACAATTACCAATAATGATGTTCTCAAAATTGAAATAAGTTCAAAAGAACATATGGATATTGAAATTATAAGTGAATCCAAAAAGACGAATACACATTTTCAACTGAAGCTTCTCGATATTAATGAAAGCCGTATCGAGGTTCCGAGTGTTACTATGACAAGTAATACGATACTCCCATCGGCGGATTTTCAAAGACTTTGTCGTGACATGTCAAACATTGGCATGGATATTGAAATTACAAGATCTGGGTGTGATTTTAAGTTGAAGTGTGAAGGTGACTTTGCTTCACAGGAAACGTGTATTCAATGCCCAGAAGAAAGTCCAGAAATAAGTGGACTATATTCGTTGCGTTACTTGAATATATTTACAAAGGCGACGAGCATGTGTGCGTCTGTGCAAATTATGCAAGAAGAGGGGAATAGGTTTTTGATTCTTAAATACAATGTTGCCAACTTGGGTGAACTTAAGTTTTACCTAGCAACTAAGGTATCTGAAGATCAGTTGTAAAATCTTCTCGAGTAAGAAGAATCTTTTTCATACCAATTGTATTAGATAGTAATATTTTTGGGTATTTCTTTTCGAGCATCTTTGATGTGTAATACAGGAAATCTTGTAAAGCTACAGATTGCCCATGAAAATCATTTCTTGGTCCCGAATATCTCTTGACCTTTTCAGTAATGTCTACTTGTGGTTTATCGTCATGATCCATAATCCATGCACTACTGATTGGGATTGTAAATTTCATACCCTCTTCCACGTTCTCTCCGGGTTTGAAATTTATATTTGTACTCACAGCTTTGTAAATTTTTCCACCATACCAATATTTTACCCGTAAAATAGTTTTTTTCACATTTTGTGGAACAATTGTGTGTCTAAAATCCTTTCCTGTAGCTAAAACATAAAATTCATCAAGTACACCGTCCCAGTATTTACTTTCATTTTTCCAAAATTCGTCTTCAATTTGATATTTGATTCTATAGTCAATCTTATATTCAAGTTCTTCTGAAATAATGTAATAATCTGGGTATGTTGTAAACTTTTTGTACCAAAATATAACAGTACTTAAAAGTTTGAACAGCATTCTTAATTATAATGGAAGGAAATTTTTTAAGTAGGTATAACAATAAGATTGATAATTGGAACACTCTTATTGAAACCGATCCCTCCAATAAAAATAGGTACGAGTCTGAAATGTCCGAGTATATAATCAAGTGTATGCCTTATATGAATCAATATACAGAAGAAAATGAGGAAGAGACAAACACAGATAACATATTCAACGTAAAAGAGACTGTTGGTCTAAAACGTAAAGACATTTTTATAGATTACTTAGCCGAAGTTGAAAATCAAAATGTAGCTAGACCAAGAGAACGTCGAATAGAACAATGTGACAGTTGCTCTTCGAGTAATATATTACACTTTCACGATACAAGCGAATTGGTCTGTGATTCTTGTGGGTTAGTTATAGCACATCTCATTAGCGAAGAATTGACATACAGGGAGGAACAAGAGACTTCTGAGAAAGTTGTCAATTATAGCTACAAGAGAGAAAACCACTTCAACGAATGGCTCAGTCAGTTTCAAGCTCAAGAAATGACCACCATACCAGATGAAGTTATGGGTCAACTTAGGACGGAACTCAAGAAGATCAAAATCAAAAAGCTGGAAGATATTACACATGCTAAGATACGAGGACTTCTTAAGAAATTGAGACTCAATAAATACTATGAACACGTCCCATATATAACAAACATTCTTAATGGTATTAAAGCACCAAATATGCCACAGGAGTTGGAAGAAAGATTGCGCATCATGTTCAAAGATATTCAAAAACCATTTGATGATAACTGTCCAACAGAGAGGAAGAACTTTCTTAGCTATTCATATGTTCTCTACAAGTTTTGTGAACTTTTAGGGGAAGACGAGTATCTCCAATACTTCCCATTACTCAAATCAAAGGAGAAGCTTTATCAACAAGATGTAATATGGAAAAAGATCTGCAGCGATTTACAGTGGGAATATATACCAACTATATAGTAGTATGAAGAAGGACAAAAAGTGCCCAAACTTCGACGTGTGTTACAAGACGATGGACCCCAGGTTGAAAGTGTGCAGTAACTGTTTCTGGAGATTTGAAAACGAGGTTTTAGAATTTAAGGACGATATTCAATGCCCCGTTTGTTTAGATGTACGAAAGTGTGTCCGTTTTAGAAAATGTGAACACTTTGTGTGTAAAATCTGCTTTCCAAGATTACATGAATGCCCAATGTGTTCCAAAGCTTAAAGAAGCCGGTATATCTCTATGTAATGACCGACTATGAAGAGTTCTGTGTAA